CTGAGTACGTTCACGCAAAGTATTAGTGTGAGCCAATAAAATATTAGCAGTCTTCCCAGTAACGAAAAGACCACCAGTAGGATAATAACTCCAGAAATACCTTCCTTGATGAAAAGGAGTTCCATTTACAACCCATCGAAAAACAGTAGTAGCTCTAAATCCAAGAAAACCAGCAGTTTTGGCTGAAATTAGGACATTCTGAGTTAAAACCAAAGGGTTATACACTACAGATTGAACAGTAGCTACAACATCAGTAGTAGCTAAAGTTCCTGTAGCACAAACGATAGGCTTACCCAAAAAAGAAACTAAATCCATTGAATTCGTTTGGTCCGAAGATGTGAGATAAAGGGCGTCCAGCTTTCGCGGAATGACCTTTTCAACTTCCGAAACAATAGCATCATTAACGAAAACCGTAGTTTGTTGAGGTTCAGCAGGAGGAGCTTCAGCAGCTTCTTCTACACCAGTACCATTATCTGCCATTTGAGGAACGGCAGGAAATTGATCTCTGTGACCCCTATTTAGGTCGACTATGAGATTTGAAAGTGGTAGTTGAGTATAGATTGTATTTTTCATTTGAAGGGCGGCGAGAAAAGTCTCAAACCAGACCAGGTTGAGGAGCTGGAGCACCGGATAACATTTGCTTTATAACGAATAAAACAATGTTCCAAAAAGAAAGACGGTAGCAATAGACTAAGAAGTAAAAAGGTCTCGAGGTTCAAAGTTCCCAAGGACTCTCACGGCTCTATGACGCTTTCTTGAACGGTACTAAAATACTGACAAGACCTAAGAGTGTTCTTTAAGTGGAATGCGACCACTACGCAGGGGATGGCTACTTTTGGTTATGTTTTTGGGGATAGAACTTGTTTTTGTAATTTTGAATATTTTTGTTCTAACGATTTTCTATTTCATAGTTTACAGACTTCGCGGTCAAAGGGGATCATACTATAAACTCAGACTTAACGGTCACTTCTTTCCATTCTACATAGTTCATTCTCAACGGACGAGTAAACTCAGCAGAGGGAAGGACTTGTGAAGTAACGGCAATAAGTTTATTCTGATATTCTTTAAAAATGTCACGGGGATGCAAAGAAAGTTCTCTCAAAACACTATCAACATTCTGAACGGTAGTTGGAAGAAAATCATTTTTAGTAGTCCAATGAAGAGGTTCTAAAACATCAGGAACATGCATAGGAGCCACTACACGTTGGAGAATCTCATCAAAGCGGAAAGAACGCTTCAAATAAGCTACTTCAGTAATTGTACGAAGAGGAGTAGCACTAGTGCCTTTTAACTCACTAGTGTAAACCTGTCCACAAGAAACCATAACTGTAGCTAAAGAATGTTCATTGAAAATGAGAGACTTCTCAGGAGAAACAGAGAAAAGACTGTCGTCACCATGCACAGACAAATACACATGTGTATAAAAGTCACGCAGTGGTTGATCAAGTAAAACCCAACAAACACCATGATAAAGGTGATTAAGCAAACAATTAATCAAAAAAGTGATGTAATTACCAGAAGGCAAACCATGAGACAATTCAAAAACTAAAGTGGCTTTACTACCACTAGGCTTCCCAATAAAAATAGCGTTACAAATATCCATGAATAGAGTAATTCTGAAATCAGAGAATTCATCATCATACCATTCATTTATCAAAGTAACACATGACATTAGAAAGATAGACCAGTGTTTTCCATCATAGCCAGAGAAATCACCAGCACCAATAAAGGTACCTTTGTGTCTCGTAAGCTTTCGATAGAGAAAGTCCCATTCTTCAGAATAGACATTTATGCCTCCAGTGATTCCATTATCAATACGATTGAGTGTAATCCAAGAGGAAAAGGCACCAAAATACTTCTTCATTAAATAAAGATTATGAAAGGGACCACACCAAAACATTCTTGTTTTGCCTAGTTCAACTTTAACTAATTCTCTCTTTTCATCCTTTAGTTCAGAAGTATAAAGAAAAGTTGGACGAATCCCAGACTTGATTCTACCTTCGAGGTGAGTAATATCTTCCTGAAGCTCTGCTCGAGCTAAAAGATTTTGTTCACAATCTCGGTCACAAGAAAAGATTCTCTTTTTTAGTCGTGCAGACTTGGGATGAATCAAAGTATCAGGATAACCTGGAGATGAGACAGTATTTATAGGACGAAGACCTGAATTACCAGGAATGCCATACAAAACTTCTTCTTCATTAAGAAGACGGCGTTGCACGTTATTTTTTGAAACATCCTCAAGATGAGCCAAAAGGTTCACACGAACACTATCAACTATAACAGAAGGTATAGAACCAACATTCGAAGCCATCTTTAAAGTAGCCATAGTTCTAGGACTTATAACTGTACCGTTAGATACAAAATCTTTTAAACGGGCAGGAGCACAAAGAACGGGAGAAACCATTCCGTGCATAACAGACTTAACTATAGAAGAAACTTCACAGGAACCAGGGGATTCTTGGGCTGACAAAACACCAATCACATTCATATGTGGATATGGAGTAGGTAAGCCAATTTGTGGCACTGCGCAGATAATTTCATCATTGGGAGCAAAATTTATGAGACCAATTTCTTCAATCTTAGCAATAATATCTTCTTGACAGACTGA